GGCGGTTAGCAAGCCGCCATTGATAGAATCGCTTGCCCTGGCCCTTGAACGGCAGGAAGTACAACTGCTTAATTTCCCGTGGGCGACCGTGGAACTTGAGGCGTATTCTCGTGAGGTTTCCGAAGCGACCGGGCGGTCGAAATACGGCGCGCCTTCTGGGTTTCACGACGACACGGTGATAGCGCGAGCGTTGGCATGGCGGGCGGCGGGTGATGTACCCGCAGTGGTGAGCGAACATGACAACCCATTTTATAGTTAAGTGAGGGATTATGCCCGCAGCGATCAAATATTTATTCCCGGGTGACGGTGACGATTATCGCAAACTAGAAGACACGTTCACCGATGAAGTAACGGAGCGGTCCAAAACCATCACGAAGCACTGGAATTTTTACGACGGTATGATGCCCAAGCCGCTCAAGGTCGAAAAAGACGGCGTAGACGATAATATCCTGTTGCCGAAGGTCGGACAGGTTGCCGACAAGGTGGTTAGTTTTCTAATCGGCGAAGGCGTGGAATTCGATGCCGAGGGCGACGGCGAACAGACGCAGGGTGACATTGATTTAGCGGACCTCTGGGCGGCGAACCAGAAGGAAATGCTCTTACACAACATCGGCTTGACTGGTGCAATCGGCGGTCATGTATTCTGCCGGCTTGAACCGCAAGAGAACGAATTCCCCCGAATCGTCAACCTCAACCCGATCAACAGTTATGCGTTCTGGGACGTTGCCGACATGTCCCATGTGCTGTGGTATCGGCTGCAATATCAGCAGGGCGATAATGGGCCGGGGAAGCGCATTGATTACGTGCAAGGTCGGTTTGCAGAGGGAACGTTCGACCATTCGGTCGGGGGTGAATGGTGGGAGTTGGTCTATGTGACAAAGAGTGGGTACACGCCGAAATGGGAACCGCAGGGCGAGGCAGTGAAATGGGAATACGATTGGTCGCCGATTGTGGACTGGCAGAACCTTCCTCGCCCCCACGGTTTCTATGGGCTGGACGACGTTAAGCAAGCGGTCCGACTTAACGAGGCGCTGAACTTCGCCGCAAGCAATTATTCACGCATCCTCAAGCATCACGCATTCCCCAAGACTGTCGGCATCGGATTCGACAAGGGCGACGTTACTGAGACCAAGGTCGGGGGTTTCTACACCGTACCGAAACCGCGCAGCGAAGTGGACTTGTTTAACCTGGAAATGCAATCCGACCTCGGGTCAAGTAAGGCGTTTCTAGACATGATCGGGGCGGAAGTCTGGCAAGCGGTGAGGATGATCGATCCCCAGACCATGAAGGACAAAATAGGCGCGCTGACAAATTTCGGCCTACGGGTGCTGTTCACCGATGCGATCCGCAAGACCGAAACGAAGCGATTGCTATACGGCGAGGGGCTAGAGCAACTTTGCCGCCGCGGTCTGGAATTGGCAAATAAGCCGATTCCTGATACAATTAAGGTGCTGTGGTCTGATGCGTTGCCGGAGGATGAAGCGTCAATTGTTCAATCGTTGCAGGCGGAACTGGCGGCGGGGGTAATCGACAAGCAGACGTATCGGGAGATTCGAGACTACAATCACGAGGAAATAGTGGAGCGGTTGCAAGAGGAAGGGGCGGGCGAGGACAACATCGGCGCGAGGCTCTTGTCGGCTTTTGAGCGCGGGGCCTAATGCCAGAACCGCCCGTTTTTGCTGTAATGCGGACCTTCCGAACGTCGTTGTTGAAACGGGAGCGGGCCGCAGCGACACGGTTGGTCAATGCCTACGGCGAAACGTATCAGCGATTGTTGCCTTTGATTGAGGCATTGATCGTCGAACTGGAAGCAACGCCCGATAAGGTCTGGAAGGTTCACCGCTTAACGCGGCTTAAGCAACTTAAAAAGCAAATAGAACGGGAAGTCGGGGAATTCGCAATCTACGCGGAGCGGGAAATACATGTAGGTGCCCGTGAGGCAATCAACGCAGGGGCGAGGGAAGCGCGGGTCATGGCGCAAGCATCGCTACCGGGATTGTCGCCCCTGGATGCTCGGATCATGTCTACATGGAATCGGTTGCCCGTTGAGTCGGTCGAGACGTTGCTCGGGTTTTTTGCCGACGGTTCGCCCTTACGCGAAAACCTGGCACAGTTGGGCGCGGATGTAGCCAATGTCGTTGAAAAGCGATTAACTGAAAGTATCGCATTGGGATATTCGCCACGCAAGATAGCGCCGCTGATCCGCAACGAATTAGGACAGGGGCTAACATGGTCATTGAGAACGGCACGGACAGCACAGATTTATTCATATCGGGAAGCACAGCGGGCGAACTATATTGCAAACGATCACGTCGTCAAGGGCTGGATTTGGCGCTGTGCGAGAGGTGCGCGTACCTGCATGAGTTGTATCAATATGGACGGGCGCTCTTTCCCTTTGAGTGCCCGCTTGAACGATCATCAGAATGGACGCTGCTTTCAGGAACCGCAGACGTTCACCTATCGGGAATTGGGGATTGACGTTGATGAACCGCCGAAGGTGGCAGATACGGCAAAAGATTGGTTCCGCAAACAACCCGAAGGCGTGCAGCGACAGATGATGGGCAAGTCGGGCTTCGATTTCTGGAAGCAGGGAAAGTTCGACCTAGACCAGTATACCACGGTTGGAATTGACCAGACGTGGGGCGACGTTCGCAGTCAGGCATCACTGAAGGACATACTGGGCGCTAATTGGCGCAAGGAACAAAAGGCGGCATAAATGCCGGTTCGTAAGTGTTCGGGTGGTAGGTATCGCATAGGTAGCGGCGGCTGAATCTACAAGACCAAGGCCGCGGCCTCGCGTGCTTATAGAGGGTATCGGGTAAGTAAATCTACGTCACGGCGACGGCAAAGCCGGAGGGGATGATGCCAGAAGACCAGGAAACGGTCACTGATTCGACGCAGGACGGCGATGCGCTGGATGTAACACCAAAGCCGGAACCTCAAGAGCGGACCTTTACGCAGTCCGAAATGGATGCAACGATCCGCGACCGTCTGGCGAGGGAGCGCCAGAAGTACGCGGATTACAAAGACCTGCAAGACAAAGCGGCCAAGTTGCAGGAAATCGAGGACGCGAACAAATCCGAACTTGAGAAAATGCAAGAGCGCCTAAGAGAATTAGAGACGACGGCGAAGCAGGCGGCGGCTGAAAATCAACGTCTCAAATTACAGGCGCACGTGGCAACAATTGCCGGTGAACTGGGGGCGGTAGACCCGCACGACGCTAACTTCATGATCGCAACCCAGGCGATTGACCCGGACGGCGACGGGGTTGAGAAGGATATTCGAAAAACGTTGGAATCGCTCAAAGCCGCAAAACCCTATCTGTTCGGGCAACGAAGTTCAGCCTTGGAGTCGTTCAATCCCGCCGATCCAGCGGGCAAGGGAACGCAGGAAACAGACGCAGAACGCCGAGCGCGTCTTTATAGCCGAGGTGGGAGTGTATTCTCACCAGATGTCATAGAAAAGACCGGCGGCGGCGTGCTGTTTTCGCCAGGCTGGAACGCGGACGAGGGGGAGGGCGGCGGCGAGTAAGGAGGTAACATGGCGAACTCGCTAAACCCTTCATCTGCCATATCTGCAACCTACATCCAGAACATTTTTGAAGATGCTTGGTTCGTGGCACGTGAAGAAACCTTCATGGCACCCATCGTTACCAATTTCAGCGATCCGGACGAGGCAAGAGCGCGCAAGTCCAGTGAGTGGGGCGAGGCCACGGTCGTAGCAATTGGCGAAACGGACGACCTGCAATCGCAGACATTCACACCGGCGGTGCTGGCAACGGTCACGCCAGCCGAGGCGGGGGCGCAATTTTTCTTGACGGATACTCGCGTAAGTTCCGACCCGTTTGGGGTTCGGGCAGACGCGGCGATGGAATTGGGACTGGCGACTGCCGAGAAAATTAACACAGATTTGCTCGGGAATTTCAATTCCCTTACCGGCGGTACAGTGGGTGCTGCCGGAACAACGATCACGTGGGGGTACTTTTTCGCTGCACTTTCGCAGTTGAAAAACCAGAAGGCGCCCCCGCCCTACTACTGTGTCCTGCACACTTACCAGTATCACCAACTCGCAAAATCCGCATCGATTGCAGCCTCAACACAACCGACATCAACATGGGCGGTAGACGAGGTAATGCGACGGTTCTGGGTGCAGCGTGTGGCAGAGGTGGACATTTTCGTGACTTCTGACATTACCGTGGACACGGGTGATGATGCACACGGCGCAATGTACTCACCGGTGGCCCTGGCTCTTGATATGCGTCGAGCGCCACGGCTTGAACCCCAGCGGGACGCTTCCCGACGTGGTGTGGAATTGAACATGACCACGGTTTACGGTCAAGGCGTTTGGCGTCCAAAGTTCGGCATCTGCATGACCTTCGATGCCGCAGCGCCGACGAGTTAGGGGAGGTGACCTAATGGCTATCGAGAAAAAGTTCGTAAACGTATACC